ACAGCATAGCTAGGTACTACTACATAGGCTTTGAGAATGTGGGTCATACCAATGGTTGTGAAAACGGAGGTTCTTTAAGTAGCACAAACTCATACTATTACACATTAGGAGCGGGTTGCTCCTTGTTTCCAAGCTATACATACAGGGTTTATGTTAGATATATTGAGAGAAACACAATCCTTCAAAAGAATATTTGGCACACATCGATGCCTGTGACATTCACCGCAGGGACTCGTGCTCCGTGGCTTAATAACTGTAACTGATATGAAGATAGTTGATTGGCTGACATCGTTGGGGATTGATATCACGCTTATGATTGCGGGTATGTTCGGCAGTATGTTGATGATTAGCAAGAGGTCGGCATACAATATAAAGGCGTCGCTGATAGGTATAGCATCGGGCACGCTAGCGGCAAACTACCTGACGGTGGTAGCCATAGAGATTTTTGAGTTGGAGGGAAGGAGCCAATATGGTGTAGCCTTCCTTTTGGGATACTTCGGATTGAAGGGTGTGGAGACCTTGATTAACAAGTTGACAAACCATAAGGATGGAGATAATTAAGCTTTTCTCGAATGTTGCGGCAAACATAGTGCTGTTCGCCTACTCGCTCATGTTCTACATATACGTGTTCGGGGACGACAGCAAGGCTATTGCAAAGTGGCATATGACAAAACTGTTCTTGCTGAAGGTGGGGGTAATATCCATCATCTGCGGGTCGTTATACAGTGCCGTAACACTGAGCGACCCTGAAATAGGCGAGGTGGTGCTGAACGTGGGGTTAGCCCTTCTGTTCGTTTGGGTATATGATTTTCACAAGAATATGTTTAAAAACAAGGGCTGATGGCAAAGAAGTCTACAAAGGTGGAGGTTGCCTTCAAGGTCAAGACCAAGAAGGACAATGCGGGAATACATTCAAAGAAGAAAACTAGCAGCCTGAAGAGCAGCAAGAACTATAAAAAGAAATACAGGGGACAAGGAAGATGAACCTAACAAGTAACTTTACGTTGGCGGAGATGGTGCACAGTACGACAGCCATCCGAAACAACATTGACAATACCCCCAAGGATATTGTCATAATAAGGAACCTTGCACACCTGTGTCAGAAGGTTTTGGAGCCATTGCGCGACCATATGGGGTGTCCCATAAAAATCAGCAGTGGATACAGGTCTCCTGAGCTGAATCGTTTGGTGAAGGGGTCGAAGTCCTCTCAGCATTGCTTGGGTCAGGCGGCTGACATTGTTGTGTATGGAAGAAACAGTGAAATGTTCATGTTTATCTCACAATATCTTACCTTTGACCAAGTGATATGGGAGTTCGGTACTGACAGTGAGCCTGATTGGGTTCACGTATCGTATTCGGACTCGGGCAACAAGATGCAGATGCTCAAGGCTGTCAAGGTGAACGGAAAAACCAAATATATAAATCTATAATCAAATGAAAAAAGTAGAAGAAGGCACATTCGTAACAAGTGAGGAGTTGGAGGGAATCCAACAGATGAACAGTGAGTTTCAGAAGATGAAGACCACCTTGGGCGACATCGAGCTTCAGAAGCACAGCATCCTGAAGCACATTGATGAGCTGAAGAAGGTGTTCATGGAGAATGAGAGGCTTTTGATTCAGAAGTACGGCGAGGATGCCGTAATCAATATAAAGACAGGAGAAATAACTAAAAAAGAAAAACAAGATGGCTAAGATAAGCACATATGTAACAGACAGCAGCGTATCGGGCGGTGATATGCTGATTGGAACCGACGTTGATAATGCCAACGCCACCAAAAATTTCACCGTTTCTAGTTTGTCGGCATATATTGCGACTACCATAACCAACTTTGTTCCTTATACGGGAGCAACGGGTAATGTGGACTTGGGAGCAAACGACTTAAGCCTTCAATCACTTACCGTGAATAGCGGCATATCGTTGACGGGAGAGCTGTTTACGCTTGGAAGCTCAGGTACGCTTGGTCAAATATTGAAGAGCAATGGACCTTCTCTTAGCCCTGAGTGGGTTGATATCGCTACTGCCATAGACGGTAAACTTTGGAAGGGTTCGTTTTATGACAGCGTAACACAGACCCTTACGGGTGGAGCAAACGTAGAGGTTCCGATGATTTTGGGAACAACGGATACGGCTGCCACAAACGGAATATCGGTTGTTAGCGATGGCACACACCTTACAAGGATTACGGTTGCAAATACAGGCATATACAACCTGATGTTTTCAGCTCAATTTCAGAACTCAGGTGGAACGGGTCAGACCGTTGATATTTGGCTTCGTAAGAACGGCTCAACAGCGGCTGCCAACCTTGCTGATACCAACGGAAAGGTTTTCATGCAAGGCAACGCAAGCCATGTCATGGCTGCTTGGAACTACTTTATTCCCTTGAACGCAGGAGACTACATTCAATTGATGTGGACTGCAACCTCTACAAACATAACCATGGTTACTGAGGCTGCAACCGCAGTTCATCCTGCGACACCAAGCATCATTGTAACCTTGAATCAAGTATAATGCAGGATATCAGGAAGATAGCTATTGGTCCCGATTACAAGGGAGGCGCCATGCACTATGTCGTAGGACAGAAGGTGCTAGGCGACTCCAATGAGATTCACTTAATCATGCAGGACCAAGAGACAAGCTCCATCAAGGTATATATCATCAATGAAAAGAAAGAGATAACCCTTTGGAAGGAGTTCAACTCAACTATCCCTGTATCCATAGAATACAATGTCAACTACTGATGAAGTCGCCATTTTATTTCATAACCAAACCCCTCAAGGGGAAGAGGTACGACAATACGAGGGATATTGGCGGCATAGAGTTCATTGTAAGCGTATCTGAGGAGGACCATAGGTTCTCCAACAGGCTTGCCGAAGTCATAGAGACCCCGTCAAAGTATTCGGGACCCATACAGAAGGGCGACATACTGCTTGTGCACCATAACGTGTTCAAGTTCTACAATGACATGAAGGGTCGGCAGAAGAGCGGAAAGAGCTTCTTCCGCGACGACATATTCCTGTTGGAGCCCGACCAATTCTTCATGTACAAGCGGGACGGCAAGTGGCACGCCTACGATAGGTACTGCTTCGTGTCTCCCCTTCCCGCAATCGAGTCATATATAAAGAAGCCCTTCACCAACGAGCCGCTGATGGCGGTCATGCGCTATCCCAACGAGTATCTGTTGGAGAGGGGTATCAATGAGGGCGACAGGGTTTGCTTCACGCCAAACAGTGAATACGAGTTCGAGGTTGACGGCGAGAAGATGTACAGGATATTTGACAATCAAATCACAATCAAATTATGAACGACATCAAGAGCACGAAGCTTAGGATAATAGAGGCGGGTCATCAGGCTGTTGAGCAGCTCATCAAGGTTGCCAAGGAGGATATCATAAAGCCGAATGCCGATGACGAGTTAGCTGCCGACAAATTGAAGAACGCTGCGGCGACAAAGAAGCTAGCGATATTCGACGCCTTCGAGATTCTTTCTAGGATAGAGTCCGAAAGGCAGGCGATAGATGATTTAGACAGGGGTATAAACAAGATAGATAGTAAGCAAGGATTTGCAGAAAGACGGTCAAGAACATAGCACGCTATATCAGGTATTGAATGATTACGTACCAAAGAAGGTCATTGCGAAGAAGAACTCGTCAAGGACATGGCTCTATGGATATAACGACACCTACGACATGGTTGTCATATCCAAGACGGGTCAGATTGGTGAAATCGTAAGGATATCGGGGCTTGCCATTGCCTTGCCGTTGGCTCCTGACGAGTGTCCTCAAAGACACCATAGCGCGTCGGAGCAGTATTGGGAGAGAAGGAACCTACCCAAGGATTTATCCAAGATAACGTCCATATTCCATTGGAACGAGATGTCTAGCGACTTCAAAAACCGATGGGTCGACTATATCGAGCAGGAGTTCGACTATAGAGAGGACGGGTATTGGTTCATGAACAACGGTAAGCCCACATACATCACGGGCTCGCACTATATGTACCTCCAATGGGCTAGCATCGACGTGGGATACCCCGACTATCGCGAGGCTAACAGGATTTTCTTCATCTATTGGGAGGCTTGCAAGGCTGACCCTAGATGTTTTGGTATGATATACCTCAAGATTCGTCGTTCAGGGTTCTCATTCATGGCATCTAGCGAGTGTGTGAACATCGGAACCCTTGCTAGGGACGCTAGGGTGGGTATTTTGTCCAAGACGGGAGCCGATGCCAAGAAGATGTTCGTGGATAAGGTGGTCCCAATCAACAACAGGCTGCCATTTTTCTTCAAGCCCATCATGGATGGCATGGATAAGCCTAAAACGGAGCTTGCTTTCCGTGTTCCTGCCGCCAAAATCACCAAAAAGAATATGTATGACGTCAGCTCGGAGCAGATTGACGGGCTAGACACCACCATAGATTGGAAAAACACCGAGGAAAACTCCTATGACGGAGAGAAATTGGTGTTATTGGCGCATGACGAGAGCGGAAAGTGGGTAAAACCCAACAATATCCTCAACAATTGGCGTGTAACCAAGACCTGCTTGAGGTTGGGAAGCAAAATCATAGGCAAGTGCATGATGGGGTCCACCTCAAATGCGCTCAGCAAGGGTGGAGACAACTTCAAGAAGATGTATGAGGACTCCAACATACAGCAGAGGAACGCAAACGGTCAGACAAAGAGTGGTCTGTACAGCCTTTTCATCCCCATGGAGTGGAACATGGAGGGCTTCATTGACCTTTATGGTATGCCCGTGGTGCGTAAGCCTGCCGAAAAGATAAAGGGCGTTGATGGGGCTTATATAAGCAATGGAGCCATCGACTATTGGGAGGCTGAGGTTGACTCTTTGAAGCATGACGCGGACGCACTGAACGAATACTACCGTCAGTTCCCGCGCACCGAGTCTCACGCCTTCAGGGACGAGAGCAAGCAGGCTCTTTTCAACCTGACCAAGATATACCAACAGATAGACTACAACGATTCGTTGATTATCGAGCAGCACCTGACAAGGGGCTCGTTCCATTGGAAGGATGGGGTTAAGGATAGCACGGTTATTTGGACTCCCGATAGAAGGGGCAGGTTCCTTGTGAGTTGGATTCCAAGAAGGGAGCTACAGAACAGGGTAATCGACAAGGGCGGAGTCAAATATCCCGCTAACGACCATTTAGGGTCTTTCGGGTGCGACCCTTATGACATCAGCGCTGTTGTTGGTGGCAGGGGTTCCAATGGCTCCTTGCACGGCATGACCAAGTTCCATATGGATGAGGCTCCCGTTAACGAGTTCTTCTTGGAATATATAGCACGACCTCAGACCGCCGAGATATTCTTTGAGGAGGTGCTGATGGCTTGCGTTTTTTATGGTATGCCTGTCTTGGTTGAGAACAATAAGCCTAGGTTGCTGTATCACTTCAAGAACAGAGGCTACAGGGGCTTCTGCATGAACAGACCCGATAGGCACTTCTCGAAGTTGTCAAAGACCGAGAAGGAGTTGGGTGGCATCCCGAACACATCGGAGGATGTGAAGCAATCGCACGCATCAGCCATCGAGACATATATAGAGAAGCACATAGGGTTGGACTTGGCGGGTAGCTATAGGGAGCCTGACATGATGGGCAGTATGCTCTTCACAAGGACGCTAGAGGATTGGGCTAAGTTTGATATAAACGACAGGACCAAGTTCGACGCCTGTATCAGCTCGGGTCTTGCCATCATGGCAAACCAAAAACATTTATATGTGGCTGAGAAAAAGAGCAGTAAGATTAGCATTAATTTTACGAGATATAGTAATGACGGTAATTATAGCAAGATAATAAGATGAAAGAGGTAACAATAAACGTGTCGTCCGCCATATTCCCTAGCCAATTTGTCTCCGACAGCGAGAAGGCTACAGATGAGTATGGGCTTCAGGTCGGTCAAGCTATTCAATACGAATGGTTTAGGCGAGACGGTTCTTCCTGTAGATACTACACGCAGTGGCGTGACTTCCATAGGCTGAGATTATACGCACGTGGCGAGCAGTCCGTTCAGAAATACAAGAACGAGTTGGCTGTTGACGGCGACTTGTCCTACTTGAACTTGGATTGGACTCCCGTTCCAATACTTCCAAAGTTTGTGGATATCGTAGTAAACGGTATGTCGGACAGGCTTTTCAAGGTGAAGGCATACGCTCAGGATGCCATATCCCAAGCAAAGAGAAGTAAATATCAGGACATGGTAGAGGGTCAGATGGCTGCCAAGGATGTTCTTTCAATCATACAGGAGAAGACAGGGGCAAACCCATTCATGATGGACCCCGAGGAGCTTCCAAATACCGATGAAGAGCTGTCTTTGTATAT